TTTTGATTAGTTGGGCGCAAATCGGAAAATATAATAATAAAATTTAGACCAGATAAAAAAAATAGTCCTTGACTTTTCATCAAAAACCAGTAATATATAAATATGGTTGAGCGTTATATTGCTCAACATACTTTGAATACATTGCATATTTCAGACATACGGAGAAAACACATGGATTTATCCACTCTCAAATCAAAGCGTTATGATATCAATAAACTGGTTGCTGCTGCTCAAGAAGCAACTGGTGGTTCTACCGAACGTTCCGAAGATACCAATATGTGGAAACCAACTGTCGATAAGGCAGGCAATGGTTACGCAGTCATTCGATTCCTTCCTTCCGAAAGTGAAGTACCATGGGTTCGCTACTGGGACCATGGTTTCAAGGGACCAACTGGTAAGTGGTACATCGAGAAGTCCCTGACCTCACTCGGTCAGCAGGATCCTCTCGGCGAGTACAATTCTAAGTTGTGGAACTCTGGCAATGAGGAAGATCGCGAAACAGTTCGTAAGCAAAAGCGAAGACTACATTATGTTACCAACATTCTGGTGATTTCTGATCCTTCTGCTCCCGAAAATGAAGGTAAAGTCTTCATGTATCAGTTCGGTAAAAAGATCTTTGACAAGATCCAAGACCTGATGCAACCACAGTTTCCAGGAGAAACTCCTGTCGATCCATTTGACCTGTGGAACGGTGCTGACTTCCAACTGAAGATTCGCAACGTTGAAGGGTATCGTAATTATGATCGTTCTGAGTTCAAAGCACCAGCACCTTTGTTTGATGGTGACGAAGTTCAACTGCAAGCAGTATTAAACTCGTTACACAACATCAATACATTTGTTGATCCTGCGAACTATAAGTCATTTGACCAACTTCAGACCAAACTATTTGAAGTTCTTGGTCAAACTGAACCAACTACTATAAAGGCAGAAGTCGCATTGGACAACGTTGCTGAACCAGCGCCTGCTCCTGTTGCCTCTGCTCCAGAAGTTAAAGTAAGTGCTACTGCTGAAGAAGCAGGAGATGATGGCGACGACGATGCTTTCTCTTACTTCCAGAAATTGGCGAACGCTGATTAAACTTGGAAAGATCGGGGCACTTCGGTGCCCTTTTTTTATTTTACCTTAACAATGTCGTAACCAACTGGAGAAGTTGTTTCGACTTTGTACACCTTTTTTTCTAGTGTAGCGAAACGAAATAAACACTTGTCTTTGCTGACGACTGGTTTTTTCTTACATATAAAAGTTTTCGGATTGGCACCGTGAACCTTACTGCCATCAGGCATTTCAGTTACAGGACCAGGAAAATAAATGGTTATCTCGTATCGGTCCACAAAGAGCGATTTCAACCATTCCCAGATTTTGTGATGTATTTTCATACAGGTATTTAGTATAAATACCTCCTATGGACGAAAACCTATTCGAAAAATATAAAAAATTGCTAGAGGAAGAAGGTATTGAGTCCAATACTAAACTTTCTCAGGAATGGTTCTTTGATAGAATAAGAGAGATAAACAAAGAACAGGTTGATCGACAAAGTATCATCAGAAATCCACCGATTAGGATGGCGCCAAATCAATTCGTAGGTAGGATGTACCTGTTTCGATATAATCCCATAGGCAGGCAGACCCTGCCTTACTATGATAGATTTCCTTTGGTCATTCTGATAAGTATGCAAAAAGAAGGATTTATGGGTTTAAACCTTCATTATCTTCCTATGGACTTGCGACAAAGATTATTCTATAATTTACTCAACCGCGCAAGTCAAAGCGAGTTTAGATGGAATACTTATTTGAAAATAGACTATGATTATCTGAGGTCTAAAACTTTATTGAGATCGCATAAAGCATGTATAAAAAGATATAGATACGATCAGATATATGGTAGAATGGCAAACGTACCAGCGCCAGAATGGGAGATTGCTGTACACTTGCCCCTTGCCTCTTGGAGAAAAGCAGGCGAAGGGAGAATTTTTAAAGATAGTAGAGAGATTTCCAGGAAAATTTAATGGCATTTTCAACAGACCAATTAAGATCTTTATTAAACAACGAAAACGGTGTTGCATCTAACAATCGTTATGCAGTTTTTCTTCCTACAATTTCTGGTACACCAAAACCAGGAGGAGGAACAGCAACTTATAATGGAACAATGCAAGATTTAAACTACTTGTGTACCTCTGCATCTATCCCAGGAAAAACTATCGCAACGATTGATAGAAATATTGGTCTTGAACCTGTAAAAGTTGCAAATGGATATGACCTTCCTCCTGTTTCTCTTACCTTTTACCTAACTGGGCAGTATAGCGCCAGAAACTATTTTCAAGAGTGGATTGAATGCGTTATATCAAGAGAACCTCCATTTACTGCTGGATTTTTGTCAGATTATGGCAAACAAGTTACAATAGAGCAAAGAGATAAACAAAACAAAAAGATTTTTGGCGTCAAACTTGAGAAAAGTTATCCGCTTTCAATTAATGAAATACAATTAAATAATCAACCACAAGCATCTGCATCTGAATTGACTGTGACATTGGCATATAGTCATTACACAACTTTTTGATTAGGAGAGTTATATTATGGCGTTACCGCGCATAAACGAAACTTTAAATTTTACTATGACCATACCTTCCTTGGGTAAAACAGTAAAGTATAGACCCTATTTGGTAAAAGAAGAAAAAGTTCTTCTTCAAGCATTTGAATCGAAAGATACAAAGACATGCTTGGAAGCAATGGTCGATACTATTGGTGCCTGTTTAGATCCAAGAGAAAACATTAACGTATCAAAACTCGCTACATTCGACATTGAATATATGTTCACGCAGTTGAGGTCAAAATCAGTAGGAGAGAACTCTACTATTTTTATCTCATGTAAAGATTGCAAAGAACATAATGAATATACAATTGATTTGGAAAGTTTAAATGTCGAGATACAAAGTAATGATAATATTGTCGACATCACAGACAGTATTAGAGTAGAGATGAAATATCCCAGTTATGAGACAATGCTGAGCGACGACATCATCAACGCTCAAGGAGATATGTCTGTTGCTATTGACATGATTGCTGCATCAATTGAGGCAATTCATACTGACCAAGAAAGGTTTGATTGTGAGAATCAGTCAGAAGAAGAAGTAAAAGAGTTTATTTTATCTATGACTGCTACTCAATTACAAGGACTTACAGATTACTTGAGTAATATTCCAGCATTAAAACATAATGCTAAGTTCAACTGTATTAAATGCGGAGTTGAGAATGAGTTAGAATTGAAAGGTTTATCTGATTTTTTCTGATAACCCTTTCCCATGATAATCTTGTAAATCATTACAAGACTAACTTTGCTCTGATGCAACATCACAAGTATTCGTTGACTGAGTTAGAAAATATGTTACCGTGGGAAAGGGTGATCTATATCTCTCTCCTCACAGAGTACATTAAAGAAGAGAACGAAAAGGCAGAGCAAAGAAAACTTACAAGAATGTAATATAAATAAACAAGAGTTCTCCACCAGAATAAAAACAATGGCAACTTTAGCAGACGTCGTACAAGAACTAAAAGAATCTAATGAAACCAGTTCCCTCCAGGTCGAGTTCCAAGTTGAAACTGCTGCTGGAATAGAAAAACTCAACGAAACAATTGCTTCTCTGGTTGGCGTTTTAACTTCGTTTGCAGTAGCATTTCCTCAAGTGGTACTGGGTGGTTTTCAAGACCTGATCAACTCAGATGAAAATATTTATCAAAAAGAAAAAAAGGACGAAGATACTCGCCAAAAAATAAAAAGCAGAAAAGGCGATGGTGAAGAGGAAAAATCTGTTCCTCAAAAAATCAAGGGTAGTTTTACTGAAGAGTTCTCAAACGCAAAAGACACCAAATTAACTGATCCAAACGGTTTGTTTGGCGGCGTGATAAAAACAATGCAAGAAATTGCCGGAGTAGCAGGTGCTTTTGCTGGAAACTTTATGAAAGTTATTGGCATCTTTAAAACTGGACTAGTCTTTTTAGGTAATTCTTTAATGGGGTTATTTTCTGCTATAACATTACCTATGGTCGCTATTGCCGCTGCTGTCGGTGCTCTAGTTCTCGGTGTTATGAATTTCATCGAAGATTTCAAAGGTCAGGAGGGATCTCTCACTGACAAAATAATTGCTGGATTTTTTGGTTTCGCTGACGGAATATTTAAACTTCTCACTGTACCGCTAGATTGGATCAAAAGTCTTATTTCTACCATAGCAGAGTTTTTCGGGTTTGATGGTGCAGCAGAAGTCCTTGATTCTTTTTCTTTCACAGATATATTTGACGGATTCACTGATTCAGTTAGAGATTGGGTGATTGGATTAAAAGATACACTGGTAGAAGCGATTACCTCTTTTGTGCCTTCGGGTATTTTAAAATTCTTTGGGTTTGATGCTGGTGGCGAGAAAGAAGAAAAATCTAACAAGCGTGGTATGGATTTGGGATCTACTGACACTTCTATGAAAGAAGACGGTAAACGTGGTATGGAGATACCTCGAGACAGTGAAAAAACTTATTCTGTTATGACTAAAAGTGGAATGCAGAAACTTACCGAAGAAGAAATAAAGCAGGGTAGGAAAGATGGTACCATTAAGCGATCTCTTGCCAAAGAGGCGCTGGAGGAAATAGAGGATGAAAGAAAAACTGAACAGATTCTTGGCAAACGCGGTCGAGTTATAGGTGAAGCACCTGCTGCGCCAACCAAAGTCAGTACAGAAACTGCCAAACGTGGTCGAGTTATAGGTGAAGCACCTGCTGCGCCAACCAAAATCAGTACAGAAACTGGTAAACGTGGTCGAGTTATAGGTGAAGCACCTGCTGCTCCTGTAAAAACTGCTGCTGAGAAAGAAACTGAGAAGCAAATAGTAGCGGATATGAAGGCGGGTGCAACGCCAGAAGAAGCTGTCGAAAAAGCAATGAAAGTCCGCAAAGAAGGTCTTGCTGACGGTACTATAGAGGGCACAGGTGCACCTGTTAAAGTAGCAGGATCAAAAAGAGTAACTGCGAGAGAAGGTGCTGCTGCTCTAGAACAAGCAGAAAAACTGCAATCAGAGATAGATGCATTGAAAGCGCAGATGAAATCTGAGATGGGTAGCGTATTTGATCCTGAAAATGTTGCGAAGTTCAAAGAAGGTCTAGATCTTACTACTGACGAGGGCAAAGCAGAAGCAAAAGCAAGAAGAGATAAATTTTTAGAAGATCAAAGCGTATTTACTAAAAAAATAGATGCATTAAAAGAACAGAAAGATAAAGTAATGCAAACTGTTGATGCAGGATTAGGTGGTCCTGATGATTTTGAAGATACTGGATCTGACGACGATTTTTATAGCACAAGAGAAACAGGAGCAAAACCAACTAAAGTCACAGGTGGTACTGTTGTCACAGGTGGTGGGTTTACTGTTAAAACTGAAAGTGCTGAAGCAAAGGCAGCAAGAGAAAGCGCAGTAGACAAAGAAAAGCAAATGCTCGAAGCAAAGAAAAAGGCATTTGCATTATTAGAGCAACAGGGTGTTATCGGTAGTGACGAGTTTCTGGAAAGAGACGATCCAAGGATGCAGCAAGTTAATGAACTTGCTCAAAAGATTGTTGCTGGCGATTTGAAACCTACTGCTGTTGGCGGTGCGCAAGAAATGGAAAATTTGAGTAATAATATGTCCAGTGCTAACACGAAGATGATGGACGATAAAGCAGAATCTTCAACAGCATCGGTTAATGCTGTCAATGTATCAGATAGTTCTACAACAGTGAATAGTACGACAGTTAATACAGCACCGATGCCATCACCAATGGACAAATCAGACAGAAGTACACAGGGAGCGTATAGAGGTCGTAAAATTTAAGACTTCTTCTTTGGTTTGCGATAAGGTTTCAACGGTTTCAGTTTCTTTAAATTGCCAGGAGTTTTGTTAAGTATTTTCATCTTGGTCAATTCATCTTCAGTCCATATAGCAAACTTGTAACCATTGTCTTTCGCAATCTGCTCTGCTGCTTCCCATTTATTACGATTTTTAATATAGGTGAATGCTTCATTGAGTGATCTTTTGGTGCGAGGGTTCTTAGACTTGGGTGGTTGAGTTTGTTTTTTCGGTTTAACTTCCACCAATAACACATTACCGCTCTTAAATTTGATCCAGAAGTCCATGTGGTATTTGTGCCACTTTTTGTCTACATCATAATAATATGGAATAATGAAATCTTCACTATTCCATTTCTCAACCTCTGAGTTGTTATCTAACCACTGCATAACAGATTTCTCCCAATGAGATCTGTAAACAACTTCTTCGGGGTTGCCTTTGTACTTGCTCCGGTGCTTTACTGTGTATTTGCCTTTATAAGTCTTCGACATCGCATATAAATAACTGAACAGATAAACCTATTTAGCAGGACCAATATGGCACTAGAGTTTCCCAGCGATAGAAGAACGTATGAAGGCGTCATACGATTTACAATTATTCGGACCAATACAGATGGAAGCGAGTCAGATGGAGAAACCTGTGACTTGTATTTGCCTGTCGGTGTTCAAATAGCAGACCGAGTAGAATATGAAAATATTGGATTGGGTGCACTTGGACTTCTGGCCGGAGAAGGCGGCACAAACGTAGATTTCGCGCCATCAGATGTTGTACAAGATCAGCAAACTAGAGGATTAATTCTTAGTGAAATTACTAAAAAATTCAGCGATAGAGCAGGTGCGGTAGCAAGAGCAAGAACTAAAACTGCTCCAAACCCAAATACACGTGCATTATTTAAACAAGTAAGTCTACGTTCTTTTCAATTTTCTTTTAAATTTATTCCGACTAGTGAATCAGAAGCAAATACAATACCGCAAATTATTAGATTTTTTAGGACCGAAATGTATCCACTTAGCATAGCAGGTGGCGAGCAAGGTTCTTTAGGATACAAATTCCCAAATAAATTTAGAATACAGTTTTTCTATGACAACATAGAACTTGCCACTAAAATTGCCCCTGCATACCTAGAAGCATTTGTTACAAATTATAACCCAACACAACAAGCATTTTTTAAATCAGGAAATGGCAATCCGCATTTCTCAGAAACTGATATTAATATGACGTTGACTGAAGCACAGGCATTGGATCAAGCAAAAATTCTGGAAGGATTCTAATGAGTACCTATTTCAAAAAGTTTCCAAAAGTCGATTATAAGTTTGGAGATGAAGAATCTCCAGTACAATTTCAAAATTTATCTGTCTATATTGATATATTGGATCAATTAAAAGAATACTCTTCATTTTATCAAAACTATCAAATACAGAATAACGAAAGACCAGAACATATTTCATATAAACTTTATGAAAATGTAAACTATGGTTGGACCTTTTGGTTATTGAACGATCATATTCGTCAACAAGGTTGGCCGTTGAATAACTCACAGTTGTATACTAAGGCACAACAATATTATCCAAATGTGGTTGTCAGGTCAAATGGTGTTGCGAGCAATACTACAACAGGAGTAAATAATCCACTAGTGCAAGCAGCATTTTTAAAAGAAAATAACTATGTCTGGTTTAATTTGGACAACAAAGTCGGTAAAATTTTAAGAATAGACAATGATTACGGTTTGATCCACGTTGGTGTGTCAGGAAGACCAACAAACAGCGGAGTTCTTACTGCTATTGATACTGCATCAGCACTAGAGATGATTGCTGGGACAAGATCCACACCCATAGAACAAAGAGAAACGACATCTATTGTCGAAACATACGATCAATGGGACGCGCCTCACCACTATGTTGATGCTAATGGTGAGTGGATTAAACCAACTTATTCAAGTGTTGACCCCTATCCTTTTGATTGGACTAGCGTAACAACAGAACAGTCGGTATCATATTTTCAACGATTAAGAGAAGAAAATGCAAAATTACGTTCAATCAAAGTTCTACCCCTTGATACCTTGACAACCGTCATTAATGAATATAATAAACTTCTTATAAACAGAATAGAATAATGGCACAAAATCTAGGGCAAGAATTTAAAATAACCAAAGCAGAAATTACTGCTGAACGGTTAAACAATTCATATGACATGAAGCAAATGATTGGAGAAATTTCTTTCTTTGAAGATCTCCAAAAACCATATGTTTCTGCTCAATTAGTCATTATGGACGACGCAGGTGTATTTGATCTTATTAAGATCAAGGGAACTGAGCAGATTGATATAGTAATTGAAGCAGTTGAAGATAGTCTTGCTGGAGCAAAATTAGAAATTAAACTCAATATTGTTTCTATTGTCCAAGTTGTGAAAGGAGGCGACAGATCTGAAATTTATCATATGAATTGTATATCTCCTCATGCTTATAGAGATCAAGGAATAAAAATTTCTAGGTCATATAAAGGAAAACTAGAAGATATCACAGAAGCAATACTTAAGAATCATTTAAATGTTCGGACTGATAGGACATATCTTGGCGGTACTCCCTCGGTGCAACAACCAGTGAAAATTATCACACCATATATTAGTCCTCTAGAATCAGCAGAATGGTTGGTAGACAGAGCAACGAGCGACATTGGTGCGCCATTTTATATTTGGAGCACTTTATACGACCAACAGGAAAATGGCGGCGATGATGTCGTTCGTATTGGTAATTTAGAATATATGATAAATTCTAAAGAACCGTTCAATGCGGGACTTCCTCTTCTCTACTCATCTGCTCGCGGACAAGAAGTTGCTGGTCAAGGACTCGCTCAACAAGCAAGGATCGTAAAAGAACTCAGCATTGAAAATATACAAAACCAGTTTAAGGTGATGCAAGAAGGCGCAGTTGGTTCTCTTTTAAGTAGTTTCGACACCTATACAAGTCAGACATATGAAAGGCACTTTAGTGTTGGAGAACTGCTTCAGAGCATGGAAGACAGAGGAATGCTAAAAGAAGGCAAGCAAAATGTCTTTGATGATAAACAGAATTTAGAGTATGAAGATGAAATTAAACCTGCGGATCAATGGAATCACAGATATTTAAATACTGTAAGTTCTTTCGGAACATATCGTTATGATAATAGTTATCATGATGTGTTTAATCAAGCGCAGGCACTTAGTAAAATAAAAAGTTCTGCTATGAAGTCTCTTTATAATAAGAATATGATTACTCTAAAAGTTCCTGGGGTAATATTTTTCGCTCCATTAGCACTGGGAACATCAGGTGCTACTGTTGGTGATATTATTGACATACATTTCAAAAATACGAATGTAGAGGGAGAGGGAGACGAAGAACTTAATAAAGAACTTTCCGGAACATACTTGATACATATGTGTAGAAATGTATTTACCAGCACTAGACATGACGTTATAGTTTCCGTCAGCAAAGTTGCTGATTTTGATGGTGCTGTCGCTGCTGGAGATAATCCTTGAAAACGATCAACCACGAATACTACGGTGATGATGTCCGGTGGTTTATTGGCACTGCGATCGACAACACTCCTCCTTATGGTCTTGAAGGCAGAGTACAGGTTCGAATTCACGGCATACATTCTGATAACGTAAACGATATTCCTCAAAGAGATCTCCCATGGGCGCAGGTTTTAAATCCAGGAAACACGTATGGCGTCTCTGGATTTGGTACATCTGCTCAGATACTTCCAGGTGCATTAGTGTTTGGATTTTTTCTCGATGGGGTGACTTCTCAATTACCTATGATTATCGGATCAATGCCTAGAATTGAGTTTCCTTCTTCAGTCCAAGCAAATTTTAGGGACGATCCTGCCAGTAATCCATTTTCATATTATTTTAATCAAACAAACTCTCAAGTTAATGATCCAATATTGACGGTTGCTGCCAAACCTGAGGGAGATATTGTAAGATATTTTATAGATAATGGATTCAATGCAAAACAAGCGTGTTCTATTACTGGAGTTCTCAGCGATATTAGTGGATTGGATCCAAATAATGTGAGCAATGGTATTGGCATTGCAGGATTACCTCCATTTTCGCCTAGATTGGCGAACTTTTATGCATACGTTGCGAGGTTACAACCTGCAAAGGCACCAGAAGATATTGAGGGGCAACTTCTTTTCGTTCTTCACGAACTTAGGACTTCTCGTGCATCTGCGTTTTCTAAAATGCTACGAGCAAAAGAAATCACTGGGCAATTAAATGGGGAAAAAATAGACGGTATAATAACCAAGGGAAACGGTATGGTAGCTGCTCTTGTTAAATACTATGTTCATCCTTTAACTTCAATTTCTCAGTCCGCAGCAGAGGGTAAAGCAGAGTCTCTATTTTCTGGATTGGGAGCAAGATAATGGCAAGATTAAATCTTTCGGAACTTAATACCTTTGTAAACAACTTTTTTGATAAAGTTGGAGTCCGCGATCTTACATCAATCCATGCTGAAAGAATCAAACAATGGTTGATTGAAAACCTTTCAAAAATTGGAAGATATGCCACTAGAGATTTTGAACGATTTGGTACTCTTGAGTCTCACGGGCAGTCTAAGAATGATGGAAGAAAGTTTCATATGGATCGCGCCGATGGTTGGGTTTCGCTAACAGAAGAAGTTCCTGACCTAGATCATTTTACATATGGAACTGGCATCTTGTGGATACACGGTGAGTTTGAATTACCTGCTTGGTGGGAAGGACTAGGAAAAGGTAGAAAAATGGGCGACCACATCTATGGAGATGAATATGCCCAGACCACATTTGATGGTAAACAAAAACATCTATTTCAAAGAACTACTGGAGAAACTTACACTTTTTGGTACGAACCTACAACTAAATCAGGGTCACCTGCTGGTGGCACTGATTGGGGAGACCAAGGGTGGGAATATGGTTATCTTTGGCATGACACTCCAGACGTTACTGCTCAGATAAACCAAGGTACAAAGGTGCCAAAAGACGGAGTTGCAGCTTCAGAGAGTGACGAGATAGCATGGTTTATGGAAACTATAACGTATAACACAGGATCAGATATCGTCAAGGAGAAAGCGGATCCTTCGGTGGTCCCTGACACAGAGAACGATGATGATCTGTACCATCTAGATAACGAAAGAAACCACTATCCATATCGTATTATCCATTCTACTTCTCCCAAGAGCGTTAAGTGGTTGCTTGAAAATATCATTGTTGCTGGAGGAAATGGTATGTATGATAATAATATTCCTGCTATCGCAACTAGCGTTGGAACTTGGCCGCCAGTAAGCGGACATAGTTTCGCAAAACAAGGAGTAGATGGAATAGTCAACTTTATTTCGCCAATAGAAGAAGTTCCGACTTCTGGTAGAGAATAATGTCAATAATTGATACTTCAAATTACAATGCCATGATTGCGCAGACTGTCGCAAATTCAAAGGGCAGAGCATCTGACTTGAAAGTTTTGTCAGGTGGTGTATTGTCTGACAATCAGGTTTCGCTTATTGAACAGACTGTAAAAAATACAATTGATGAAGCGATAGGGTTCGAAGTTCCTCAAGAGGTTTATAGTCAGGTCACTGACCTCATGCTAGGCACTTCTCCAGGATTAACTCAACAAAATTTAAATTCTATACTCCAGTCAACTGGTGTTATGGGTCAAATAACTAACAAAATCCCTGGTGTTAATATAGGAAATCAACTTTCCTCTATTACAACACAATATGAGCAAAAACTTCGTCAAATCACTGGATCTATAGACGGAGAGTTGCGTAGTCTTGGACTTCCAGGATTTGCCCAGAATGCAGCAAACAGTGTTATCAATGATGCTAATAATGTTATTAATAATGTCTTGAAAAGTAATGGCATAACAAACTCGTTTGGCAATACAGCATCAGTTGGTGGCGCTACTACAAATCTTCTCTCTAAAGTTATTAGCGGAAATGGATTCGCTAGTCTTGACCAGATTGGATCTAATCTTCCTTCTTCTATAACATCTCTTGCAGATGGTAATGGTATTATTGATCTCGGCAAATTAACTAAAGCAGATACAAATTCTCTGACAGGACAAATTTTAAAAAGTGCAACTGGATCTGAAAGTTCAACGAGAGATCTCGGTTCTCTGGCAGATGTGCTTGAGGCGACAATGTTGGGTCTAACTGAAGAAACTGTGTTAGAAGTAGTTGGTCCTGCTCCGTATGAGATTGGATTCCAAGACTTACTTCCTGGAG